CTATACTTGAGCTCGAATTTAAAAGCAAAAAAAGGGACGTTACTCAATATCGAAAAGCAACTAATGTTTTTTGTTTTCATAAACTTAAAGATAGGCTTATTAAACTTATAACAAAAAGAAAGTTAAAAAAATGAATAAAGACACTAAAATTACAATTGAAACACTTAAAAAGCTTAATGTTCCTTATAAAGTCCATGAGAATGGAGATGTTACCACGACTGGAGACATTTATCTTGATGATTATGAATATGATTTTTATGCTCCTAAGTTAACCAAGGTTGGAGATATTTATCTTGAAGGCTACGAGTATAACTTTAATGCGCCGAATTTAAGAGAAGCTGGAAATATTTATCTTGATGGTTACGAGTATAACTTTAATGCTCCTAAGTTAACAAAAGCTGGAAAGATTGATCTTGAAGACTATAAGCATGATTTTAATGTTCCTAATTTGACCAAGGCTGGATATATCGATCTTCATGGCTATGAGTATAAATTTAAAGCTCCTAAGTTAAGAGAAGTTAGACATATTTGTCTTTGGGACTATAAGCAGGACTTTTATGCTCCTAAGTTAAAAGAGGCTGGATTTATCGATCTTGATGGCTATGGGTATGATTTTAATGTTCCTAATTTGACCAAGGCTGGATATATCGATCTTCATGGCTATGAGTATAAATTTAAAGCGCCGAATTTAAGAGAAGCTGGAGATGTTTATCTTCGGGAACATAAGCATGATTTTGATGTTCCAAAGCTAACAAAAGCTGGAAAGATTGATCTTGAAGACTATAAGCATGATTTTAATGTTCCTAATTTGACCAAGGCTGGATATATCGATCTTCATGGCTATGAGTATAAATTTAAAGCTCCTAAGTTAAGAGAAGTTAGACATATTTGTCTTTGGGACTATAAGCAGGACTTTTATGCTCCTAAGTTAAAAGAGGCTGGAAAGATTGATCTTCGTGATTATAAACATAAATTTAATGCTCCTAAGTTAACAAAAGCTGGATATATTTATCTTTGGGGCTATGGGCAGGACTTTATTGCTCCTAAGTTAACCTTAACCAAATAAATAAAAAACTATAGAAGGATAATAAAATGAAAACCGCGATTTATTTAAAGTGCTATGGAATTCAATAAAAGGTAACATGGTACTAACCCATTTGTTTGGGTTATAGAATTTAAAGCACACAATGTTAATGTGCGTAAAATCAATATAAATGATTGAGGATTTTTAAATATCCGCGCTGGGTGATTTTGTTATATACAAATCCACACCATTTGAAGCAAGCATAAGTTTTTTCTTTAACTTAAAAATAGCGGTTTCTACACCTTTAAAATCCTCAACCACCAATAAGCCAGTTTCATTTTTCAAATAAGTAAAATCGGCTATATATTTACAGATTAAAGTATCATTTATTACAATTTTAAACGGTACTTGTGTTTTCAATTCGTGGATAAGCCCATCATCTTGCGCTGCTTTTAAGAATAAATACCTGTGATACTCGCCTTTGCTATCAAATTTAAGCCCGAACGCTTCAACTTTCTTATTCCCGTATTTTGATTTTCTCATTTTAAATTTCCGCTGTTGTTATAAATAAAGTTATAAAGGTCTAAAAATAGTTTAAACACAATATACCCTTCTTCTTAAAATTAACCTCTATTAATGTACTATATAATTTAACAATTATCTATACCCTTGGACTAACAGCATTAAAATAATTTAAAAAAAATAAAAAACATATTGACGCATTAACTTAAATACTTCACAGTTAAATTTATTAAGTATAAAAAGGATAAATAAAATGAAAGTGTATGAAAAAAATTCAAAAATAGTAATCTATCATGATTTAGAAGATGTTCTTGCTAAGCATAAAGCACAGCTAGCATCGGGGTTCGCTAGAGGACAAGTAGAAGCACGCGAGCGTTGTAAAGGTTGGTGTAGTAACCCGATCTCGCGTCTCGACCTTATAGGTGCTGATCTTAGGGAGGTTGATTTTAAAGGTCTTGCTTTTAAGGGGGTTGATTTTAGGTATATTAATTTTAATATCTCTGACCTTGACGGGGTTGACCTTAGAGGCGTTGATCTTAGGGGTGCTGATTTCGAATGTGCTAGTCTCAGAGGTGCTAGTCTTAGAGGTGCTAATCTTAGAGGTGTTAATCTTGGCCTTGCTAATCTAGAAGGTGCTGATCTTAGGGACGTTACTCTTGGGGGTACTTGTCTTACAAATGCTTATCTTAACGATACTTATTTTAGACGGTCAAAGTACATACGGAGAGTTAAAGGTTTATGTATGGTACTTCACTGGCGTAATAATGTACTTGAGGCTACCAATTTGGATTATGAGCACACTGCTTATCTAGTAAAACATAACGATTGCGTTATGGTTCAATTAAGTGGTACTTGGGCTACTCTAACGGAGGTTCTAGAAAGTATAGGGTTTAGATATAGTAAGGATTCAGACTATGCCAAGAAGTTAATAGAAGCAGCTAACAAGTTGGAGAAGTGCAATGAAAGTATATGAAAGGTATTCAAGAATCAGAAGAACACAAAGATCACTTTATACAAATACAGCCACCAATTAAATATTAACAAAAAGGGCTATTGATGGTTGATTTAACACCATATACAGCGCAAATAACACGGGCGATGAGAGATGCTTGCGTGTCAGAATGCAATGATCCACGCACCGCTTTTATTAACGAACTCACGTCATATGGCTTTGAGAAGCCAACTAGGCTCGAGGTCAACGGGATTATTGGTCGCGTTGGCAGCCCCTTGGACATCAAGAAAGGGCAGCAATCAGGTTGGTATTGGTATAAAGAACTTGAAGTCAAAGACAGAATAATTGGCGTTGCCTCATTTGGCGACTGGAAAGATGGTTCTAAACACCAATGGTCATCAAAATCTCAACGCACCATGAGCCTTCAAGAAAAGAGCGCGTATCAAGAGGCGCAAGATTTAGCGCATAAAGCCGCAGAGCTTGAACAAGAGCGCAGATATGGAGAAGCAGCAAAGAGAGCTTTAAATATCTATCAAAACGCAGCCCCCGCAAGACCTGACGCAAAATACTTGCTAAACAAAAAAATAACACCCTGCCCGCTAATAAGAGAAACCTTTGTCAATGATCCAAATGGGGAGTTAATAATACCTGTTACAAGGAATGGTGAGTTATCTTCTCTTCAATTCATTAAAAATGAAGGGTCTTATACTGTCAATGGAAACAGTATAGGTAACAAAAGAATGATGAAGGGAGGGCGGCAAAAGGGATGCTGCTTATATATAGCGGGTAACAATGATATCGTTTATATATGCGAGGGTTATGCCACAGGGCGTAGCCTTAGTATGGCGACTGGCAACACTGTTTGCGTAACTTTTTCATCTACAAATATGTATAACGTCGCTTCCACTGTTAAAGACGCATACCAAAAATCAATAATTATTGTTGCTGGTGACGATGATATAGACGCAAGAATAAATACAGGTAGGGAGAAGGCAGAACACGTAGCATCATCTCTAGGTTTGGATATCATCTTCCCTTTATGCGGTGGTGACTTTAATGATATGCATAATGAGTTAGGGCTAAATGAGCTATCGAGATATCTTAAACCTCAATCAACAACGGTAAGCAACACAACTCAAAGAGTCATTCATAATGACGACATTATTATCAGACCAAGCGGCGTATTAGGGAACATGTTCGATTATTACAACGCAACAAGCGGTGCATATCAACCTGGATTCGCAGTACAAACCGCCTTGGCAATATGTTCTGTCTGGCTTGCGCGATCTTATAGGTCGTCAAGCAACAATTATAGCTCCTTGTTCTTCTTATGTATTGGGAAAACAGCGACAGGCAAAGAACACATAAAGACTGTCATTGAAGAGCTGTCTAGCGCGACAGGCAATGAAGGACTAATAGTTGGTGAAGGATATACCGCACCAGGTGCGGTAATGTCAGAGCTACTTTACAGACCAGCTCATATAGCTGCAATTGATGAACTAGGACTATATCTTGAGGCTTGCAAAGGCACTAATGGTAACTCACAGCAAAAAGAAGCTGTGTCAACCCTTATGCAAGCAATTACAAGGTGCGGTTCTGTCATACGAGCAAAGTCATACTCCACAATGGGTATGAAAAAAGAGATGGCAGAAATGACCAGAAATAGATATGTTCATAACCCAGGACTGTCACTAATAGGAGCAACAACACCAGGTACATTTTTTAAGGCAGTCGACATATCAGCCATAGAAAGCGGATTTCTTAACAGATTTTTAACATATGCATCTGACACTAAAAGAGCACTCAGACGCGATTGCCCCGACATTGAAGTGCCAGACAGAATAATAGATTGGGCAAGAGTGATAAATGAGCGTAGCGATACTAAACATGTATCATCAGAAAAGGTTGATCCAATCATAATTACTTTTACAAACGACGCAAAGAAAACGTTTAGAGAGTATGAGCAACATTGCATTGATTTAGCAGATAGCCTTGAAGATGATGGGCTATCCAATATAGTTGTGAGACAAAATGAATGGGCGATGAGGATAGCTTTGATATGTTCGTTATCAAGAAACCCCATGACAGATTTTATTGAAAAAGAGGATGCCGAATGGGCTATTTACTGGTCGAAGCTGTGTTCAGAAAAAAATCTTAAACAGTTAAGAATGCATATATCGCATTCAGGGTTTGAGGGAGATAAGAAAGAGGTATTAGAAGATTTGCGTAACCGTGGGGAAAAGGGTATAACATGGTCAAGAATGATGAAAATAAATCCATACGCAAAACACAAGCCGAAGGACTTAAAGAATATTCTTAACGCACTAAAAGATGCTGATGCCGTCTATGAAGAAGTGTATGCGGCAGGCAGAGGACGACCAACCACGTTGTGGAAAGCAGTATAAAGAAGGAGATAGCATTGGAGAATTACGAAAAAAGAGCATACTTATATGGCGGACAAATGGCATATGAATATGCAAAAGAGATTGGAAAACATGACTTAACAACATTTACAGGAGATGAATGGCTAACCTTCTGTGAGTGCATGTGCCATAATTACCACCTAGAATTTGCCAAAGACCAACTCAATTAATGAAAGGAAAGTAACATGGAAAACACAAGAGTAAAAATAGCAAATAGAATACAGGACTTAAACGTCATTGAAAGCAAGATATTAAGCATTCTTGATGAAATTGAGCCGCGACTAGCCCCCCTCAAGGAAATGAGAGACGAGATCAATGACGAGATAGATGGCATGATTAAAGACTTGGGAGATACAATGCTCCAAAATAAACCCTATGGGTGCGGAACTGCAAATTTTTGTGCAGGTGATTATGAAATAAAATATGTAGCACCAAAAAAAGTCACTTGGGACGAAAAAAAGTTATTAGAAGTCGAAGAAATGATAAAATCAGCAGGTAAAAACCCAAATGAATATATTCATTACAAATTAAGTGTAGCAGAAAAAGATTATGCACTATTTGATGACAATATAAAAACTGTATTCAAGCCTGCTAGGACTGTTGGCGTTGGAAAACCAAGGATAACATTTAAAAGAAGAGATAACGATTAATAATAAAAGGGGCTGCTCTTATCCACAGCCCCTTTTATTTAAAAAGGAATATCAAAATATTCGTTGTTGTCAATAATTTCACTTACAGATTCTTCCTTATCTGAAAAATCATAATCAAGTATATCAAAATACTTACCCTTTGGTTTTATAAGTATTCTTTTTGGCTGCGGATATTCGGCAATCAATGCCTCATCAACCGATTTAGGCACGTCAATATCAGGCAACCTCTTCTTATGCCACTTAACGGCTTGACTCCACGCAAATCTTTTATTGTCTCCAACATCAAATGTGTGATGCTCAAAACAAACCCACTCGCGAACAAGGTTGGTTAAGGTGTAATATGTTACCTTCATAGAGGGTAAACCGCCTTTTTTTTCATGCCTATCATAACCAACATCAAGGACATCAACCCACTCAGGCTCAATATCAACACTGACAACAGCGGCGTTACCCGCAGAATCATCTAAAACAATGAAGCAATAAGAGCAATTATAGCAATATCTTTGTGAGGCTGCGCAAATAGAGCCGCATTGAGGGCATTCTTTTGTTGCCGCCTCGCCTTCACCATCGCTCTCGACTTCCCCCATATATTTCTTATGAATCTCGATTTTATCTATTGGTCCTAATGCTTTTACAACCCCTCCATAGTCAACAATCATGCAGTTTGGCTTTATGCTATCCGCGATAGCCCTTAGTCTTGCCTCCCTTGTACTGGCATCATAATTGTCGGCATAGATTGGGCGAACCCCGCGACCTACGCATTGAATGTACAGCGCGGGGGAGCGCATCGGGCGCATAATACAAATAAGATCAATATATGGATCGTTATAGCCAGTAGTTAACTTTGCTACATTAACAAGGGCTTTAAACTTACCAGCTTTGTGATTTTCAAGAATGCTATCTTCTTCATTTGCTGGTGTATCATCTGTAATAAACTCTGCTGCTATACCATGGGCTCTTAATTCATTACAAACATCTTCCGCATGCTGCTTTCCTGCCGCAAAAACCAACCAGCGGTTTCTGTTTCTACCAAGATCAACAAGGTCATTAATACATAATTTGTTTATCTCTGGTGTGTTTACATTTCTTTCGATTGCGCTGCTTACAAAGTCACCATTGCGCATAGGAATGTTAGATGTATCCATCTCAAAGGCAACTTTAGGGGATACGGGCTTAGCCCACCAACCCTCTTCAATCATATATGTCATAGGGATTGTATAGGTAACTTCATCAAACAACCTATTCTCTCCTTCGTCGAGTCTGCCAGTGTCCGACCTAAAAACTGTGCCTGTAAAGCCAATAAGCCTTAAGTTTGGGTTTAAGACTAAGCAGTCAGCAATAAACTCTCTGTACTGCGTGCTACTCTTGTGCGAAACGAGATGCACTTCGTCAATTATTATTATCTCAGGTGGCCGAGGCATAAAGCTAGCTTTCCCTGCAATGCTTTGAATGCTCGCAAAAGTAACATCATTATGTAGTCTCTTCTGCTTTAGTCCTGCGCAATATATGCCTGCGTCAACATTTGGGTATTGTGAAAACAGCTCTATTACGTTTTGTTCAATAAGCCTTTTGCTGTGAACTAGTGATAATATTCTTAAATGCGGATATAGAGCATGCAATCTTCTAATGGTCTCGGCAATAAGAAACGACTTTCCAGCAGCGACAGGAGCGTCAATTAAAGCGTGTTTTTTTGTGGTGAATAGGTGATTAAATAAGTAAACCAAGGCGGGCTCTTGGTAATCTCGTGCGGTCTTCATAATTATCCTTAGCTATGGCATTCGTTTGAAAATGGACAGAACCTACATAAATAGTAATCTGATTGCTCAGATACTTTTGTAGGGGCTAGGCTTGCGTTAACAATCTTATTGGCTCTATCTATATACTGTAAAGCTATATCTTTTTTATAGTTTGTTCTGCATGTAGCGTAATCTCGTCCACCAGAATATGATACGGTTAAATATCCGCGTGTACATTCGAAGTAATGCATATACAGCTGGTGCTGCACGTAGTATGTTATATTCCAGTTTTTAAGAGCATCTTTTTCACCAAACTTTTTCTTAACCCGCTTAAACTCATTAAACTTTTCATGCTTACAAGACTTGTTTTCCCATATGTGCCATGTTTTTGGTGCTTGTTTAATACCAAATATTAAACCATCAATATGCCCTTTAAACTTGCCCCCCAAATCAGAAAAGCAAACTTGCGATCCATCTGCATTATGCGTGACTAAATCCACACCATCAACAAGTCTAAGCCTATAGGCTGTTAAGTCTTCTGTTCTGTGACCATCTTCAATTGCCATTAAACCTTGAGATGGTATAGGCTCTTTATTATATCCATTGTAATCATACCAAACTTTACGAGGGCAAGGATCGCCTATAAGCGAAGCTCCAAGATAATTGCGGCGTTTAGTTTCCTGCTTAGCCTCTATAGCTAACCTCATTGCCGCTATAGTTGGGTCTTCTAAAAGTTCTTTTGGTAGTGTAACCATTATTTATCCTTGAGTTTTAAAAATTAGCCTATCCTTTAAAAGCAAAAGGATAGGCTTTTTATTTATTTTGGTACTTCAAACGGATTAGCAACTGGATGCGCTGCCCCCATTGCATCACCATATACTGCCTGAGGAACGGGCGGGGTGAAAGCTCCGTCCTGATATGGTACTTGCGGTTGCTGTGAGCTAGCAGCTGGATGTGCTGCTTGTCCCGTTGACGTTGGCAAACGCTTCACTATAACACTTTCAAATTTACCTGTCATATCGACCTCCTCACCATCATTATTTATGAAGTTTTTGCGCTGTTTTTGCTTAACTTCAATAACGTACGGTTTATTATGCAGCTGGTTCGTATCTGTTATGCTAGCCAAGCCAACAGCTTTACCGATATTTGCTAACGTTTGCATAGCTATTAATACAGTCTGATCTTTAGGGTGAATAATGTTTAAATGCTCAACAAATTCAGTATCTTTATACTTTCCACTAGTTATGATTGTCTTTAGACAAACCATTGAACCAGTGCCTTTGCTATTTTGCTTTAATTCGCTAGATATAACGACAGCTGGATATCTTCCATCATCAATACAGACAATGCTTCCACCCTCTCTCGCTTCTTTCTCAACATCTACTGCTCTAGGTAATGCAACCATTTTAATCTCCTTTTGTTGGTTGTTTAGTAATTCCGATAACTTTGTTGTGTATATCCAGAAGGTTGGGCTTCTCGTAACCCCCTAACGGGTTAGGCTCTCCATATTTTGTTCTCACTCCGACCGCATATTGTGGGCAAGGGTGACATTGGATAACATGAACATCTTTTCCATCCTTATCCTTAATGATTTTAGCCGCTAAAACAGCAGAAAATCTATATGGTAAGTTGGTTTGCAACTTAGCCCATGTTAGGACTGGGGCAGCAATCATACCGCCAGTAGTTTCGTCCTTCACCAGCCCCTGCTGTGCTATGCAGACGACATTACACGGTAACGATTTTATCTTGTCCATGAGTTCGATATACCTAAGTTCAAACTTCTGATAGCCTTGCCGACCGTCTTTTTCTTTAGAAAATATCTCATTAAACATTTTCTGAACAATGTCAGTAATACTGTCTATAAAAACCCAATGATCTGATTTCCCATTGGCGATCACCATATCTAGAACCGAGGTAAAGTCAGCGACGTTATAACAGTCAGCCTTGTTTATGTCAGCCCCTTCGATGCTATCAATGTTGTTTTCGGTGTTAATAAGCAGGACTTTTCCAGCAGGCAATGTTGTAGCCAACATTGTCTTTCCAGTTTTAGTGTTCCCAAAAACAAGATAGCTTTTGGTTTCACCGCCAGAATCTTTTAAGTTTGTTATTTTTACCGTCATTCTTCTAACTTCCTTTCTAATCCTTCTTTTATAAATCGAGAAGCCTGAGCCGATGCAGACCTGTTTTCAATTTTAGCCACCCTTTTAAGGTTGCTTGATGTTTCCTTGTCTATATAGACCTGAATAACTGCTTTAATGTCAGTCATAATTTTAAACTCCTTTGTTTAATAGAAAATACAACTATACATTAAACGTCAGACAAAATCGTGTCAAGTAAAAAAAAATAAAAAAAAATAAAAAAAACTTGCTTAATGAAATAAAATAAAATACAGTTGCTTTAGATGAAAGATGAGGTGTTGTTTATGCCAGTTATAAAAAGTGCGATGAATGCAGGAAAGTTAAAGAGATTAATCTTGGAGGCTAAAGATCATGAGCAAAGTTAATTTAATGCCACGCGGCTCTGGCTTTAGTGATGGCTGATTTTGTACTTAAAATATATTACGGCAATTAAATTTTAGAAGAATTAGACATTATAACAATAGAAGTGGAGCAATAAATCATGGAAAATAAAATGAATACTATTAACTATATGAGAGGCTTATATAGTTTTGTTGAAGAAAGCAATAAAATTGAAGGCATAAACAGACCCCCAACAAAAGAGGAAATAGATACGCTTAAATGGTTTTTGTCCCTTGATAAAATCACCATTAATAACCTAATCAAGTTCGTTGGTGTTTACCAGCCAGATGCGCAGTTTAGGAATAACGCAAAAGTCCCAAGCGTTCGGGTTGGTAAACATAAGCCAATTGTTAGTAGTATGCTTGTTGAAATACATATACAGCGTATAATCGAACAGTTAAATAACAATAGTAGAAGCATTTATTGTAACCATGCACAATATGAGACCCTCCATCCGTTCACAGACTGTAACGGCAGGTCAGGGCGCGCGTTGTGGCTTTGGCAACATAAAAAATACAGCTTAAATTTTAATGCTGTTTTAAAGCGTGGATTTTTGCATAGCTGGTATTATGAATCACTCGAAAACTGGAGAAAATAAATGAAAAATGAAACTTATACAGACGGAAGCCCCAGTCGAACGTGGTATGAAGAGCAGGGCAAATTTAAACGCGCCGATCTTGTGCCTCAATGGCATCCTATGGAAACTGCTCCAGAAGGCAAAGATATTCTAGTTTATTGTGAGGAAACTGGGGAGATGTTTGTTGTTTTTTGGGCAATGCAAGTCACTACTGAAAAATATAATTGGGTTATAGCTAGAGCACATGACGGAACATGTTTTATCTGCGCGAACCCAACCCATTGGATGTTGTTACCTAAGCCACCTAAGGAGAATAACTTATGATATCATCTGCAACAGAAGCACTTAAAATGCTGATTGACGAATATGAAAGAACGAGTAATACGGCGTTTGAGCGCGGGTTTGTTTGCGGGTTAACAACGCGCCAACAAAAAGGGGTTTTGTTAGCTCGGCGGGTCTTGTCTCGGGAAGCATTTCAATCTTTCAAACAAGGCGATAAAGTTCGTAAAAAAGGAAATAAGGGTCAATGGCACGGTGTTATATGTGGAAAATATAGCACAGCCATAACCCCAGAGGGTTATGCTGTAGAAAGCGTTTATGAAAAAGGAAGCGTGCAAATTTATCCTGTAAATGCGCTGGAGAAATGGGAGAACTAAAATGGATTATTATGAGTTAACAGATGATACTAAAACGTTGCCTAATGGCACGAAAGTCTACAGAATAAGATCTACACTGGCTTTTGCCAATATTAAAAAAGGCGAGTTAGGGGGCTGGGTAGAGCATAAAGGTAACTTGCTGTACCCTGCTTGGGTTTCTGATGAGGCTTGTGTTTCTGATGAGGCTTGTGTTTTTGGCATGGCTAGGGTTTCTGACAAAGCTTGTGTTTCTGATGAAGCTAGGGTTTCTGACAAAGCTTGTGTTTTTAATGACGCTAGGGTTTCTGATGAAGCTTGTGTTTTTGGCAGTGCTTGGGTTTCTGATGAAGCTAGGGTTTCTGATGAAGCTAGGGTTCTTGGCAGGGCTAGGGTTTTTGGTAAAGCTTGGGTTTCCGGAGAAGCTAGGGTTTCCGGAGAAGCTAGGGTTTCTGATGAGGCTTGTGTTTCTGATGAAGCTATAATTTCTGACAAAGCTAGGGTTTTTGGCAGAGCTAGGGTTTTTGGCAAAGCTTGGGTTTTTGATGAAGCTATAATTTCTGACAAAGCTAGGGTTTTTGGCAGAGCTAGTATTTCTGGTAAAGCTAGAGTTTCTGAAAACAAAATGAAATCAATATAAACGGAAATAAAAAATGATTTGGACAATATTATGGTTTTTAGGCGGCTTGTTAGCTTTTGTTATGTTATGGCTATATATAATTTTAATAACTATAAATTATATGGATGGAAATGAATAACCAAAATAAAAATTAAAGGATAAGTAAATGTTTATAATTGGCGCACTACTATCAAGGCTACACGGGTCAACGTGGCTGCCTTATAAAATATTAAAGTCAATCCTATGGGCTTTGCCATTCGCCGTGATAGTTTGGTTGTTGTTAGGGGGCTGGTGGGCGTTACTTGTCCTTGCTGGCTGCTCACTAACCAAATCAACAGGACATGGCAACTGGCTTGATTATGGGCGCAGAAATAATGAAGTATTCGAGGATGAGCGCACCGAGTTTCTTATTAAGCCAGCTAAAAGTAAATTAAGCGGTTATTGGTATGACGCTTTAGGAATGCTAATAACTGGCATTTTAAGCACGCTACCATTCGCACTGGTTATGTTTTTTGTAAATCCTATATATTACGTTGTGGCAGTATTTGGCGGTGCATTAAAGACAGTTGGTTACATGATCGGCTGGAAGTTTTTACCTAAACAGGCAACTGTAATAGGTGAACTATTTTCGGGCGCAACAGCATATCTGGTTTTAGACTTAATCATAATTATGGAGTTTGTTTTATGAGATGGACAGAGGAAAAAGATCGAGAAATTAAAGCTTTAGTCAAAAAAGGTTTAACCTATCGTGAAGTTGGTGAGCTGGTTGGGGTATCAAAACGAGCCATAGCGAACAGGATTTACAGACTAAAGATTGATAAACCAAAGCATGTGTGGATTAACAACGATAAAAATAGCAAAATAAATAAGCAATCAGATTACAAACAGCGTGAGCAAGATTTTGATGGAGTTCCTCTTGACGGTCTTAAAAATAGCCAATGCCATTATACCGTAAATGCAAAAGATTTCTGCGGTGATGATGTTAAAGGAAAATCTCCATATTGTGAGAGGCATTACAAAATATGCTATACAAAACCAAAACAATTAACACCTAAAGGAGACAAATATGGTTGAAGTCGCAACTCACTACCCGAAAGATGATAAAATAGTCATTACAGACGATAACGATAATGTTATAAGAATTATAAAGTTGAATAAATAACTTATGGGGTGTCTAAAAATTGCAGCACCTAGATATCAGGTTCAATAGAGATATGCTAATAATAGAGGATGCGAGACCTCTTAACACTCCGCCAAGGTTATTCAATTAATCAGAAATATTTGTTTTTATTTGCAATTTTCCTGCCTTGTTAAATTATGTTCTAATATTTGCGATAGAGTTTTACCCGTGTCTAAATCGCTAGCGATTATATAGCGTGACCAAGAGCATTCATTCGTTGCGCATCCAGTTATTAGAGTGCAGCCTATCAATAACAGCTTTTTCATTTAGCCCCCTCACACGTTTTTCTATAACCTCACGCGAACGTTGACCAGCTGCAACAGCTTTGAGTTTGGCTGACTGGCACTGTGACCTCGCTTGATTCTTTCCTGCAAGGTAACTCGCGCTTAGGGCTGCGGATAAGAGCAGCCCTGCGATGATTATAACGATTAGGCGTGTTTTCAATGTTATTTACCTTCATTGAGTTTTGCAACGCCACGAGAAATAACATATGAGCCAATTATACCAGCTATCGTAGCAATAGCCTCAACTGGCAACACAAATGAACCTAAAACACCAGATTGATTCAAAATTACAGCAATGCTTGATATGGTGGTTATCCAAAACTCACTTGTTTTATATCCTGTTTTCATTTCATATTCCTTTCAATTTATACGATTTTTGAGCCATCCAAATATGAACCGCTCATCTTTTTCTCGCTTTTCTGCGAGGTTAATATAGAAACTGCCCTGCAAGCAATTAAGCCCGCGAATAAAGACAGTTTCGCCAATTCCGCCGCGTAGATTTAAATATTTGTGCAGCGTATTAATTGTTTTAAAACCTATAAGCCCATCAACAATTAAATCATTATAATGCTTTTCCCTATCATTTAAAACATTTAAAAGTCTTTGAGCAAATATAGCTGCTCTTTTAACGCCCATATTGACGGCTATATCAGCTAGCTTTACAGCTATTGCGGGCGATAGCTTTTCTATATTATCCAACTCTAGCTTATTCCAGTATTTCTCTTTGTATATTTGTTTTGCCATAGATAGCGGTAAATCGCGCATTTCACCATTATAACCATATTTACGCGCAACGCGCTTTGTTACACCATAATTTGTTTCACCGCCACTATCGCTTGGGTCAAACACATATCCACCTTCAATAATTAGAAGCTCTTCTATAAACTTATCAAACACTTTCATTATATCTTTCCCTTATTTCTCTAACGTCTGTTTTTATAGATTCTATATCTTTATTTAATGAATCAAATGCTATTTGAAACTCACCTTTGGTGATATGAATATCAGAAACGCGCACAGAAAGATCATCAACCTTTTTATGTATATTTGCGCGAAACTCTTTATTGCTCTTTGCATGGAAGCCAAATAGAGCTAAAAAGCCTGTTGCAATAAAACCGATTGCAGCAAAAAAACCTTTTTCAAAATACGTCGCCAAATCTTGCATTATCTATTTTTCCTTTTCATTTTATACCAGCTCCACCAAACCCACGGCATATTTACAGCTAAGAAGGCGGCTATTGATAATAACGGATATCCCTTCCCTGCTATAGCTGTGGAGAAGTCATAATCAGCGCATAATTTACATTTGCCGTGCGTGTATGCGGAGTCGTGTGTGGCGCACTCATAGTGGAATTTCTTTTCGAACCAGTTTCTAAACCAAGGGATGGCGGGCAGTGTGCAGTATCTTTTAGTCATTACACGTGCAACCCACTTTTCATAAAGATGTTCCCTAATAGTCTCAACATCTAAAAACATCAACTCTTTCTCTTTGAAGTCAACTTCTTCTACTTTTTTATTATTTATAAACACTGAAAAAACGTTATTATCAAAGGTAATACACGGTGTTTTAGCCTTATTTGCGCCATAAAATGGCATTTTGCAGTATCTTTTAGTCATTTGTTCTAACCTTACTTATAATTTCATTTTTTGTTACTTATGATCATCTATAGCTAACTCGCTGTTATATATGTATATGTTGGTGCAATTGGTGCGCCGCTAGTATCAAAGTCTGCTATCGTTCTTGTATCATACAACGGATTACCTAGCTCAACAGTTACTACTCCAGTAGCTCCAGTTTGCCATAAATTCTCGTTAGGTACAAACGTGCCTAACCCAACGGAGTTAGAGCCAACAAGATCAAAGTTATAAGCATCTATGACGATAACTTCCCACACACCGTTGGCTTGTATTGAACCTGCTACACCTTCTATACCGACTGTTTGACCGTTTAACAGACCATGCCCACCGACTTTTTGAGAGTCGCTAGGGATTGCTGGTGTAACTGGATCAGCAGTTGTTACGCGTATAAGACCTGCTCCATTGTCCGTTACGCCTGTTATACGTGGTGTGAAGTACGTGTTTGTGGTGTAATTGCCAACGTAGCCGTACTGGTAGCGTATATAAGCAGCACCTATAGGAGCGGCAGCTAGTGTTAGTCTTACAGTATTTGATCCAGTGACTTTTGCACTAATAATAGGATCAAGTGAGGTGAATAGTGGATTTATAGAAACTTCGAACCCAGTGATGTCAAGTGCGTCATTTAGCGTTTTAAGTGAGCCTCCATTCATATCGAAAGTGAGATCAATTATATTCGTAGTTTTTGTTGCACTTACTAGAACCCCGCCTACACCGTCATTAGCTATTACACCAAGCTTAGCAGATAGAGAATGACCCAATCTTGAGGCTTGAGATAAGTAACCTTTTAATGTTGGTGATAAATGGGCATTTTCAGGAAAGTTATTTTGCCATGTAGGTTGAAGATCATTATACCAACCGAGTGAGAAGATATTTACGTTAGCTTTACGAGTTACCCAATCATCCATACCATGGCGGAACTCATGAACCGCGCTGGAACTCATTAAGGATTTACCTCCAATAGCCGTAAAATTAGCCACTCCGAATTTAAAGTCATTATTAGGCATATCTGCATTTAAGATATCGTACAACTTACCTAACTCACCAAAGCCAGTCCATGCACCAGCAGAACCAGCATCAGAGAAGTAACCAGTTTGCCCGATGTTTGAATTACCATGTAGCCACAGGAATGCGCCTGTTTTGCCCATTGCATAACCAGTCACTATGATTTCACTAGCGTAGTTGTCCGCGATATACTGGTTGAATTGCTCGATAGCTTTTCCGCCGTAAGCCTTATTCGCCACACAGACAACCGAGTTACTTTGATTAGATACGTAGTTGCCGAATATGGCTAGTGGGGCAGGGAAGACCTCTAAATTTTGGTTAGCTATTTTAGTATAGTTAATAGCCCTTGCAACCGTTCCACCGCTTATGTAAGCATTAGTATAAACAGAGCCATCTAGCGTAACCTTATTAAGGGCAGTCGCCGTCACTGTCCATACGGTATCATTAGCTTCTACCGTACCTATAATGGCTGACACCATTATCTTATCACCAGTTTTTAAACCATGCGCAGGGGTTATGGTTAGCTCAATCTCACCACCAACATTTGCGGTTGCTGTAACGTCAAACCCAGTTAAGGTGTAAGAATTTATAGTCTTAAATTCTGATACATAACCGTTTAGAGCCACACTTGTATTAGTGGTTGCGCTCATAGCTTCCATGAGGGATTGACCACTTAAAATAATGTTTTCACCAATGCCCCATTTAAGGGTTGAGGTCATCACATCAGCAGAACCTTTTTTACGTATTTGTGCGTTTATCCAACGCTTCCCTTTAGGCAGGGTGATGTTGCCAGACCAAACGCCACCAGAAGAATTGCTTTGAATTGTGCGCCATTCTTGAATACCATTATTTTGATCATCAAAGAATTGAATTTCAATATCAGAACCATCTGCTCCATAGTATGTGCCTGAAAGCGCAACCGTAGCAACGCCATCAACTTGCTGCACAACGTAGCCACCAACGCCAACAGGATTAAAAAACACAGCATCAGTCATAGGAGCATAACCGCGCCCAGTAACAAGGCTGTAACCATTATTTAGATATCTTGCCGCAGTAATAGCATTAAGCTCATTAGTCCATGTTGCACCTACGTTATCCATAAGGAAACGCCAGTCAGTAGCGGCAGGTATTCCAAACGTTTCTACATTTGCGCCGTTGCCTATTTGGTCGATTTGAGTTTTAGTTAGACTATAAGAAACCTTAAACCAGTTGCGCATCGAGCCTGTCAATCTGCGCCCGAAGGATATAATTTGCCCAAATGAGATAAAAGTATCAGTCATTGCCCCGAAAGCCGTATGCTCTTCAGCAGCCAACACGGGAGCATGCCCCTTAAATTTGAGCCACATTTGAACAACAGCTCCTACTTTTTGAACCGTAACGAATACGTCTTCACCTTGTTTCACGCGATAATTTGAAGTTATACCGCGCCCAGCGTACGGATACCAATCTGATAATTTTGTGCCAAGTACATTCCCCGCAGCGTCTTTGCCATATAAACCTATACGCCCGTCAATAGGATTATGTTCAAGATATAAATTGTTGCTTGTGTTGCCGTTTGCTCCAAGCCCGCCTATGCAGAACGGCACAGTTACAGCCGCTCCATCATTTCTTAACCAACCGCCGATAGACCAATCACCTGCTGGCAATGGTTGGTTTATTACGTGATATCGCGCGTAAGTATCATTAAAGTTTACGGCATTATCGATGGAGCTAGCGGGTAATGCTTCTAAATTAAAATTTATATTTGCCCAAGGCGCGCCCCATTTAGTAGACAGATAGTTACCTATTTGATTCATTTCATCGGCATTTAAAACACGATCAAATATTAAAATCTCGCCAATACCACCGCGAATAGATATAGGTGTATCATCGCCGATTTGAGTTATTGGCTGCGTTAAAGCAGAATCTGTTAGGTTGTTTCCATCATCAACTCCACCGATATAAATCCCCGTACCAGCGGACGAGGTGTACGCCGTAAGTATTTGTGAATCTGTGGGAACGGGGTTAGTTCCGTTAACAAGTACAGCCTGTGCAGTGCGAACAGCGTCAAGTCTATTTGTTGGGTCAACTCTAACTGTAAATGATCCAGCATCTCCGCGCACAAAAGTTTTGTTTATTAAATCACCTGATCCATGGGATGGTGCTATAAATACCGTGTACCCATTTGTGTGGCTTATAGGGTTTGTGAAGATTAATTTATCATCGCCATCAAATTGTATAACATTATTAGAATTAGTTGTGACCGCGCCAGTAGTTGGTCGTGCGCCCGCAACACCTTGCGTTGCGTGATTATTGTTGCCTGATTTATCGTCCCATTGAGATACCGCTCCAGCTATATCTGTAATGGTTGAAGTATCCGCGGCATCTAACCATAGCTTGAGGTTGGCTATATCCGTGGGGAAAAAGCTAAAAAGTGTTTTTGTATGTCCGCCTAATAATGGAAGCATTTAATTACCTGTTATTCAGTGATCTTACCGATAGTAACTGAATCGTGCGCTCAGCACCTTCAGCACTACCAGACACGATTTTTATATATGGATAACCAAGAAAATCAATAAGATTTAATGAGTAAGCACGCCCCTGCGTTACTGTTGCGCCTATGGCTGCGTCCGAGCTATCATATATAGTAGAAAACGTCACATTATCAACGCTACCTTGAAACGTTACAGCTGCACCTGTGAAGGCTGCGGGCAAAATAAACCCACATAATGTAAAGTCATTAAGGCTAGCAGCTGTACTCACTGTGCCAGAACTGGAAATAACCACATCATGGTACTCTTTTCCTTGCGTTAAGCTGGTCATTTTATTTTATCTCCTTATTATATGCGTCATACGCCAAGTTAAATGCTGTTTTAGCGGTTTCGTATAGGCAACATTATTGCACTTCAATCAAACCTACTCTAACTCAACAACAATTACAAATCCAGATTTACCAGCAGTACTACCAGTTCCGCCAGCAGACCCAGCCGCACCTACTGTTACAGTTTCAGTCGCCCCAAGTCCAGTTGTTATAAATTCTACAGATAAGCCACCGATACCGCCGTCTTGCCCGAGGGCGTAACCATCAGCCCCCCTAAAATCAGCATAGCCACTACCGCCCTTACCGCCCCCAGCAGGCACGTTAACTATATTACCACCTGAACCAGTGCCATCACTAGCTCTTCGCGCAAAATCAACCTGACCACTTAAACCACCAGAACCACCAGAAGCACTGCAAAATGCAGCAAAAGAAGAAGCCCCACCTGCGCCACCAGCGCCAGAAAGACCACCACCACCACCGCCCCCGCCGCCTGCGCATATAACTATAGCTTGGCTCGCGCTAGCATGTTTAGTGTATGTGACAGAGCTGGAAAATCCTTGTACATTAACAACACGTCCTAAAGCCGTTAAAGCTGGAGATAAGGCATCTATAGCCTGTGCAGTCCGCAGGGCGTTTAATGGTTTATCTGTTGCTATTCCCGCCTCGGCTTCCGCTTGGGAGGCAAATGCCAGCGCACTATTGACCCAGTCAGTACCATCATAGGTGATGTGTTCACCAGAGCTTGGCGAAGAAAGATTAACTTCCAACAAGTTTGCTGGTACTATGAAACTGGAAAAATCAGTAAATGTAATCGCTGTTGCTCCAAGAACAATAGGATTGCCAGAAGCCCCCAAAGACCAAAACTTACTACCATTAACTGTGCCGCCAGTAACAAAAACCAACGACCCTACAACAAGGTCACGAACTCCATTTGCGTCAACCCTGCGAGTCCACGCTCCAGAGCTGGTAATATAAATACCGTTCTTCGTTGCGTCAGACTGATCCTTAACAAGGACATCTGATGATGAGGTTAGCGTACCATCAATGGTTTGCTCACCAGACAGCGTTATATTAGCAGTTGTCGCAAGAGCAACAGGCTTTTTAACAGCCGCTCCTCCATTTACACCATTTAATCTATCCACTAATGTCGATGCCATATCGTCTCCAAATAATCCTTACTATACCATATTTTTTATTAATTGCATTAATTAAAATAATCAGATGCACGCTCAGCTTTTTTCTCCGTGTAACCGCCAAACCTCAACGCCCCCTTAACAATATCACCTTCGGGCATATCACCCAACACACCCTTAGTCGCATTTATTGCTGCACCAGTAGCGTAACCTGTTAAAGTACCACCTACAACCGCTAAAGCTTCCAAAATTTCTGTAAACTCAATACCGTCTTCCCAATTCCTAGCCGTATCAGCAATTACCCATGAAAGGTCTTCTATGCCCATAAGGTAATTCATACCCTTACCCTCGTAATATGTGCCGTATAAACGTGCGAAACCAGTGGTCAATATGTCACCAATAAGTATCGGGCCATTCAAACTGCCAAGAACAGCAGCACGCCACAAAGAGCTGTCATCTTCATCATCAGGCACAAGAGCGTTACCTACATATTGGAACATAACAGGCAAGATAAAGTGATAAATAGCAATCTTCTTAGCAAATTCTTTTCTGCTTATATCACCGCGACTAAAATCTCTAATCGCGTCTATCTCTTTCTTGAAATAAGACAATGGAGCAGACTTAAAGGCAACGAATGTTCTTACAAACGGATTTGTACTCATCTGCCATCTTGACCTTTGAGATATAGAAGCCGATTGCTGTGATGAGTCAGTAGCCCTAACAAACGCCTCAACAGACTCCTCATGACTCTTTTTAAGAACATCGCGGTTATACTTGTAAACAGCCCAACCACCCATATAAATAGCCGACCTATCACCCAATTTAGTGAATATAAGCTGCGCCTGCTTCCAATTTATGTTTTGCCCATAACCAAGGCTCTTCTCAAGAAGCGATGCCTCACTGCCTTTTATAATGTCAAGGGATGGGTCTGCCCCGCGCAATATCATATAATCTGTGGACGACAATATCTTTATCGCCTCTTGGGGGTTTTTTGCAAAGTCAGCAAGCCCTTTTGCAAATTCTCCTGATGGTATCTCATCAGCATAAGCAATGAATGAGGTTAATTGCTTAGCAGTCATATTCGGCTTTAAACCAATAACAGACGTTGCCATATTATTGTTTAGATTCTGGAATATACTATTTGTCCACTCATCTCTCTTGGCACTGCCCCGAGAGAAATCATCAATATAAGCCATGAGGTTAGCATTATATTGCTTGCCGAGCTTAGACTCTATGACGTCAGATATATCTGTGCCTGTAAAGTAAGCCCTTAAATCACGGGTAGGCTGCGCAAAAGAAACGAATTGCGCCGAATGACTTATATATCTTGTAAACACGCTGGTGTCTGATTGAGCGGCAATCTGAACTATTGTATCAACACGATCCTTGAGCAATGTTTGTGATGAAGCAGAAGCCCTGTAATGCTTCTCACTTAAGAACTCATCATACGATTCTATATCCGTGTGACGCGAACGCTTGATAGGGCTGTAAAACTCGTTGAATGGCAAATCAACGCCGTACATGTCTGAATAAACAGCATTTACATCTACGTAAATATCTTGATATAGCTCGATCTGCGCATCAATAAATCTCTTGTCTTTTGGTGTCAAATAGCTATCAAGAGCATCTATCATCTCGTCAGTTAAACCATTGCCAGTCTTCACCTCAACATCACCGTCACGCTGCCTTTTTATCGGCGCAAACAAAGTATCTGATAACGTAGGGTCTCTTAACTCCATCCATAATTTACGAGCTTCAGAGCGCGACATACTCCATGGTCTCGCACGTGTATCACCATTCTTTTTGAACACACCAATAGTGTCAATAACAACATCATCTTTAGTTATTGCCGCCCTTATCTCATTTGAGGATAAATTGTAAATGTCCATATATGTATCAGTAAATGCCTTACCATGCTTAACAAGCAACCTGCGCTTAATTTGCTCAGCTTGGAACATCATCTCAAACAAGCCATCAGACAACTCCTTGTCCTTACCAAATGGGATATCTATAAACTGCTTCCAACTGTACTGCATACCCCAAAAACGACTACGAGCAGCAGTCATGCCGTCTATTATTTTTTCAGATATGGTCTTGTTGTCAAGGTCTTCTACTTCCCTACCTTTTAACAACTGATCCATTAAACGTGAGCGAACCTCATGAATATGCTCATCTCGAGTAAACTTTTTAACCTCAGCAAGCTTTTTCCCGCCTTTTACAACGCTGTTTATTTGCAACAGAACACCTGCCATATCACTAACAGACATATCCTGATAACCAGAACGTATAGCTAACAACATGTTTTCGAACTTTGTCACGGCATCTGTTTTACCAGATTCAAGATTTGCATGCAGCTGCTTAGCTGCAACATCCCTTTTTTTCTCCCTAGCTTTTTTTCTTTTCGCCAGTATTTCAGCTCTTTTTTCAGGGTCTTTTTCAGTTATTTTACTGCGCCCGTCTTTTGTCTCACTTAAAAGCGCACCCACCTGTGATTGAATTCTTGCATCGCCTAACACACCTACAGGCTTCTTACCTGCTTGCTTTTGCTTCCCCATACTAAGAGTCTTAACAATAAGCTCTTTAATTTCCTTCCTTTGAGCAACATCAATTTCTCTATTCACCCTGCTGACAATACGATTTATTGCCTTATATGTTATATCAGATTTACCAATATCGCTAACCATTTTTAGGAATTTACCCTTATTAGGCAATCCAGAATCTTCTATTGTTTGAATAATAACATCCCTAGCTCCCTTAGCATCTTTGATCGCTAACTGCCGCCCTTTAGATAATCCCACTCTAACGGCAGATACAGCCTCCGACGACACCTTACCCCCAAGAGCAACTATAGAACTACCCTGCGTAAGGGTTTGCTTCCTCAACTCACTCTTAACGGCATCAGTCGCACCCACATTACCCTTTTCATCTAAGAACGAATAAGCCTTATCGGATAATTCAAGCCGCTTGTCATATAAATTATCCATGCGCTCAATAGCAGCTGCTTTTTCACCTTCTGTAATATTTTTCTTGTTAAGCCTTTTCTCTGCCTCAATAATTTGATTGTCAATAAAGTTTATTTGCTTCTCAATAACTTTAACCCTACCCTTGGCGGCAACAAGCCCTGCCTTTTCAACACTACCAGCTGTCTTTTTTTCTATAAAATCTATAACTTCTTGTTTTTGAGCATCATTAATTTCAGTTAGCGCATTAAGCTCTGCACGTATATCTATTTCATCGCCCTTTTGAAAACGATCAAACATGTCCCCGACCTTCTTAATTACAGGATCATTAGGGTCAAATATTTCAGCCTCGTTATTTACAATCTCTGCGACTCGCTCTTCCACCTGCTCCTTATTTTTAAACAAGCCCTCAGATAGCCTTTTAGCTTGCCTTTCACCAAAACCCTCATCTTTAAAATATGTATTTATTGCGCTAACTGGTGCGCCAGACAACATACCCACAAGCCCAGAATAAAGTGCGTCCTTAAATGCGCCAGACACATCAGTATCCCTTAAGCCAGACACTTGAGCAACTGTGGACTCACCAGCGGATTGTGCAAACTCTTGCGCCCCCTCAATAAGCATTGTTTTAACCATTGAGGATACAAATTTATCAGCTTGAAGAACATCGAGCATTTTTCCAATACCGACCATTTCAAGACCACCTTCTACCGCCCCCATAACCGACGATATAGAATCAGCCGCTTGTGGCGACCAGCCCTTGTCACGCGCCTCAACATATGACTGGTTCTTTTGTATTCCACCGATAAGAGCAAGCGACGCTGCTGGACTTCTAGTTAGCGCGGCAACGCCCAAAGATCCAACCAATGTGGTTATTCCACCAAAAACATCAAATACAAGTTTTTCTGCAATATCATCAGTTTCTGCTACACCTGTAGACTCTAACCATGCTTGGTGCTTATACTTTATATTTTCAGCAGCTATCAGCATATCCTCATTAGCAAGGATCGCGCTTTCTTGCTGCTCCTGATTTAAAAACCGCCTATCTATAACGCCCTTATTGCGCCCAGCACCAGCCACAAGACCAAAAGGATTTAATCGCTTTAAAATACTATAATCATCGAGCTTGCCATCTAAGGCGTCTCTATAAGCGTCAGCATATTGTCTGCGAATAGATTCGCTTGCTGTAGCAACTATACTTGACGCTGTAACCTGAATACCTCTTTTTGGTGCGCTAAGCAGTTCTTGCGCTTCACCAAGTGCTGTTTTGACATACCCAAAATAATTAGATGGGTTAGCACCATTACCTATATCATCGTAATAAAGCTTTTGATCTACATTCTCATTGTAATCAACATTTATCGTCTTCCCAGAATCAATGTCAAAAACACTATCGCTAGTACTCACGCCCAAAGAAAGCAGCTTGTCATCATATTGATCGAGAACACCTGCTGGGTCTGAGTCTAGCGCATTAAACTCACTGTCATATTGATCAAGAATATTTCCCATTATCTAATAACTCCAAGTCTTTTAAACCTAGATATAGTCTCTTCAACAGTTAGCCCACTGGCATCTGCCTTTGCTTGTAAATCCTTTAACGTAACAAAACCATCTCGGTCAACTAGCTTGTATTTTTGCAACGGTATAAATTTAGGTTTGCTTTGTCTTGTTGTTTTCACACCCTCTGCGGACTTAGACCTCAACCTAGGAGGGACAATGATAACACCGCCATTAGCTGTCCTTATCCTTGCAGGAAAATTACCGTCCTCATAATCAGCTAACGAAGGATATTGCTCACGAAGAAAGTTACCAATAGTAGCATTAAACACCTCATTTTGTTTGGCAGGTGGAACGCGACCACCCTCGGCAACCGCGTCAAAATTAGACACTAAATCAGCCATCAATCTAACTTGAGACTCCGAAGAATTTATACCATCGCTCATATCAAGGAAACTAGACATTTTTGTAAGCGGCAGATAATACTCACCCTCTTTGTCTAGCTTAGCGCGCCCTCCATATTCAATTAACTTCCCGACCTTTTGATATAAAAGCTTTGTAAGATTTTTAAAGTCCTTCATCTCAGACAAGGTAAAAGCACTTGAATTTTCAGCAAGCTCACTTTGGAATTTCAACAATTCCCCAAGCCCCTTTGCCCTGCTTTTCCTAACATCTTTGCCAAATTCATCGTTTAATATTGAGAATTTAGCATACATACTATTATAAATCTCAGCCCTTTTTTTGTTGCTTACGCCTTTACCGCCCGCCTTTATAGCAGCAGCCTCGCTAAGGTTTTTAGCGCCCTTTTCAACGCGTTCCTGCTTGGTCAGCACGATATCACCACTAAAAGAATCTAACATGCGCAACTTAATCTGCTTTTCAGCATCCGTTAGCTCGCTGTTGCTCTCAACAATGTTTTTTTCATTTTCAATCTCAGTGTATGTCAATGTGCCATTGATGTGCTTTTCAAAGATAGCGTCATTAGCCTGATACTCCCGATTTAATGCAGCCTGTTTAACCAGAAGGTCTTTCTGTTTCGCCATGGCATCAAGCTTTACAGCTACAGAAACCTGCTGCTTTTCAGGTAAGCTTAAAAACTCACGTGTACTTGTGTAATTGCGCATCTCTGTCGATGATAAAGAAGACAAATCATCGACAAGACTAGCCACAGCTCCATTACGTATCTTTTCAATATCGCCAACATCAAGCTTGTCAATCAATGTTTCAGAGCGTGTTCTCGAATAAATTGCGCCAACAGGCTTAGCAACCTCAAACTTACTAATCCACAAATCAGCAAATTCAGCATTAGTCATATCTTCACTTCCGCCGTTATTTACAACAGCCCTTTTACCAACAGTATCAACAGCCAACCTATCAGGCTCTTTCAGTAACATAATAGCCCCAGATCGACCTTGCTGGTGAGCCAAATACAACTCACTATCAGTAGGTTCACGACCTAACGTGTCTTTTAAAAATTCCCTATTTTTATCTGTAAACTTAATAACAGCTTCCATACTTTGAGACGGATCAAACTTGTCTTTTAAGCCAACTTCTTTTGCCGTGCTGTCTATAAATTGAAATAGCCCGCCCGCGCTGCTTTTTTTATTCTTCGCGCTAGCATCTCCAGAGCTCTCCACCATAGCAAGCTTGCGATAATATTTTTCAGATATTCCGCTATTTTTTATCTCATCGGCGTATAGAGCAAACACATCATCATTATATTCCCCTAATGCGTCATTAGCCAAGTTAAGCCTATCCTGAGGCTTTAATGAAGCAGCATATGCATAAGCAGCTTTCTTATCGTACTCTTTCAATTCCACAGCAGCAACTACAGGGTCTTTGTTCCACTTAGCACCATTAGCTATTATAGCTTTTCTACCAGCGTCATAGGCTTCTAAATCGCCAGTCTTGGCTAATGAAGCAAGGCTGCTATCAGTAATTCCCATGGCGACAACACTATCACGGCTTTGCATCTTCTCTCGCACAAGCGTGTTTAAACTAAACTGGTTTTTTGCCATGAAGTTATTAACCTTTATCTGCGCAAACTCACGCGCATCATCGGAAAAACCATCAATAATTGGGGCAGAAACATCGCTTAATAACTTAATACTTTCATCTTGAAAATTCTCATAATCATTTCTATCCGCAAACTCCTGAGATTTATCCAGTGACGCTTGCAATAACGTAGAATCTAATTGAGCCTCAAGCAAAGCATCATTAGTTTTTCTTGCCCTTTCATCTTCTTTGCGCTGCTTCTCAAGCAAACCACCGCCAAATTGCTCCATACCCTGACCAATGCCCTTTATAACATCGCCAGCTTCATATGCTGCACGAGCCTCAATACCAGCATCATAGCCCTGTATAGGTGAAGCTCCACTTGGTGCTGGTCTTCGACCCAGCTTCTCAGCAGTTACAAATTCAACCATGATTAAAACCTCACTGGTTTGCGTGGGGTAGCGTATAATGACGGATTATATCCACCGCCCATGTCTTCAAAGCCTTTAGGCGAATATTTGTTATACAATGTGCCACCAACAGATGTTGCAAAATCAGTCACACCCCTAAGCCTAGCAGCAGAAGCCTTAGTGTTTGCAGCAGCCATGCTTCTAGCACCATCATACTCAGCAAGCAACGAGCCTTGCCCCAACGACTGTGCAGACTTATCTCCCTCAAACAGAGCTAATGATTTACGGTATTGTGTCTCGTAATCCATATCTCCAAGCATTTTAAGTGTTGACTCACTACCTGCCTGACCTTGACCAGCAGCCTTAGCTTGTATAGCAGACATCCGAAGTCTGCCTTGACGAGCCTCCTCTTGAGCTATACGTTGAGACCTTGCCTTCTCCTGCCCAGCCGCAACACGCCCTTGCTCAGCCCTGTATTGTGCCTCAGCCCTTGCAGCCCGCCCCGATGCTTTAAGCGCACCCGCTTGGCGAAGTGATCCAAACAAACCAACGCCAGCTCCAGCTAGGGAAGTGGCAAGAGCTACTTGAGCCATCGTTATCCCCGTAGCAGCCGCAGTTCCAGCAGCCGCAGTTCCAGCGGCAGCAGTTCCAGCAGCCGCAGCCGCAGCCGCAGTTCCAGCAGCCGCAGTTCCAGCGGCAGCAGTTCCAGCAGCCGCAGCCGCAGCCGCAGTTCCAGCGGCAGCAGTTCCAGCAGTTCCAGCGGCAGCAGCTAATAACGGTATTTCTAATCCTGTCATTTAAAGACAACTCCTCTTATATATCCCATCAACATGACGAAAACCTAACCGCTTAAGAAACCTTGCAGCATTTGGCATGTTAATATCTGGTGTAGCATAAACATCGCATTTCATATTATCAATGGTCTTCATAAACACCCTTGTAGCACGCCATATAGTTATATCAGGAACTATAATACCATCTTTTATATCAGAAAACACGGTAAAAAAATTACCATCATATCGAACACCTGCTATAGCAACCAAATCATCGCCCAAGAAAAATGACATCCCCTTTATCGTGACAAAAACAGGCGCGCCACCGTAAAAGTTCTTGTAATTTTCAAAAGATAAAGGGCGATAACTAACACCTCCATCACCTGTCATTTGTTTCATTTGCAACAACTCCAGCAATACATGCTAATATAGTACAAGGTCTTGGGGACTTAACCTCCAAGCATATCCTAGGATCAGTGTCGTATTCACCGCCAAAATCAAACATCTCTTCATCATACGTTTCATAAAGATTTGAATCAGCAACAATAGAGCCACCTTCAACATCAGGCAAGTCATACATGTCTGTAAAGTCTTGCCCATATTTTAGCGCAGACTTCAACGTGTTCTTTAAAGTAAAGCCAATATTTATTATATTCTTTTTTTGCAACAACAAAGTCCCCATTCTTGACTGTAACAATAGCTTGGCACTCTTATATTGAGCCGTATAAGGTAAACCAACAACAGCATTACTTACAGCTGTAAACAACGTTATTTGCCCACCAGAAACAGTATATGTCTGTTGAACACCAGTACTATCATCGGGACTAAGGTCAACACCATCCCCCCAAACAACAACATCCTTGCCCTCTAAATGACTTAAACCCGTTATGGTAGATGTAGGGCTTCCTTGATAAACAGTAAAGCTATCAGCCTGCTTGTTTAAATTTCCACCTTGACATTCCGCTTCCTGCGCCCACTTCTCAAGATAACGAACAGTGTTGCCGCCAACCGTCCTCGCAACAGAATAATAAACAGCGTCCTCACTGTCGCCTGGTAAAATAACTACGTCCTCAACACTGCCGTCAGTAGAATAAGAAAACCACCCTTTAACGTCCTCTAATTCGTCAAGAACCAATATCATTACCGTGCCGTCACCGAGAACTACATGCACCCTTGTGTCAGGTTGTCGCTGTATCGCAATACGAACAACGCCAGAGAGCAAAAACTCAGGTATTATCTTCGATAAATCATCAGGCTTATAATCATCTGCCTCAACCTTATAACTCGACTGGAACAACCTGATACCAGACTTCTGCACAAAAAGACCAGCACCATCATACTCAACAGCGGAAACACTAGAAGAACCTTGATTAGATGGTGATTTTATATTAGAGTTACTTAACGTAACAGCCTCATCATATGAATTAGACATAGCGAACCACTCATGGCTCTTTGTTCCAAACATTAAGCGTTTCAACGAAAGCATCCATTTAACAACTCTAGCACCCTTAGGGATGTTTTTAGTGAACGCAGCCGCATTACCCTCAACAGTACCATCATAATCCTCGTACGCATCAGACGCGGAAAAATACAACTTACCATTTCCGCCATGAGTCAACCGACCATCATGCAGCACAAGAGCGGTTGGGAAACCTTCAGTAACAGACCACGCCCCCGCGCTCCAATCGCTAGAAGCAGTGGTTTGCCCCAAATCCTGCAACACCATTGCACTAACGATTTTCTCACCAGTATAACCCGTAATACGGACAATACCGCTAATTGACCCACTGCTATACGTAAACGAGCATTCAGCAGAGCCAGACGTGTAATCACCAGTGTCGATACCTATGCGGTAATACACAATTTGATTGTCTAAACCACCATCAACGGTTGACGATATATTTGAGATGTATGTAGCGTAATCAGTCCAAGCACCCTCATCACCAATTGATTGCTGTATTGTGACAGTTCCAGCCCACGTTCCAGATATAACAAAACTAAACCTGCGCCCCTCACCAACACCGCTTACTCTTATGGAATCACTCCATTGACCAGCTCCATTAGCACTAACCTCAACCTTTTGACCGATTGAATGTATCCTGTATAATTGACCAACACTATCAGATGTAAATAAATTTTGTGACGATGTAAGCGTTATATCGCCACTTAACGCGCTAGGAGTTAAAGTTGTTCCTGTTGTGTTTATAATATTGAATGGCCCATTATTAGGCTCAAAATCAACAAGAGACCATGACCGCTGGTCATACCTAATTATTTTTTTTTCCTGATACCCTCGACAAGCAATATAAATAACATCTCCAGACTGATCGTATCTTAGATTGCCTAAATCAGCTTCAAGCCAAGGAGAGTTAACAACTACATCACCGCTAGACTCAATTACACAACTATCAACAAGTGATGCGTATTTCTTATTAGCACTAAACTGAATATGAAAATCACCAGTAGGAGTTATCTCAAGAGAATGCTCGCCCTTGCCCAATATTCGCTGATAAACATACTCACCGCCGCCAACAGACGAGCCTATATCCAAAACAACCTCGCCTCGCTCAATAATAATCCTTATACCATGCGCAACATTTTGATCCAATGGGGCAACAGATACTAATTGATAAGCCCTAGCCTCGCTATACAATGAACCAACCAAAGATAAATAACCGCCAGTATCCCATGACGATGTAGCACCAGCATCATCAGCACTAGTCCAGCCAGAAATACTAGATGAGAAGTCGCCATTCGTGACAGATGAAGACACAGAAGATCTAGAAATCAGGGAGTCCGACACCAACACACGAAAATTTTGATCCGTAACCTCTATAAGAGCAACATCATCAGTGTCTTGGTCATCATAAACAAAACCAATATGAAATGGCTTGTTATTATTATATACCTGATTAACATATTGAGTGCCTGGACGAAGCATCAAAACACCCAAGACGCGAGTAATAAAATTGTTCTGCAATACAGCAGATAGTGAAATGCGCTCAATATCCTGCCTAGCAAGACCAAGGTCAGAGACTAAGCCACGATTAAAATTGAGAAAAATGCTGAGCTGTTTTATCATTCACTAAACCAAACCACCCGTTGACCTTATATCACCACGCCCGCTGCTGCCTCGACGAGAAAGCACCCAAGAGCTTAACGGCGGACGCCTAGAGGGCTGGTTCATTTGATCTATAGACTTAGCCTCACGCTTAGCCCTTTCAGAGTCTACGCGCAATTGTTCGGTTAGTGAATCACTCCCAGTGATAGCACGGCAAGCCCTGTAAGCTAGTTCACACTCCGCATAATTAACCAGACTTTGTGCCCACATAGACACATCGCCGCCAAAAGCATCATCATCAGATACATAACGCACATATATAGTATCTAAATCACAAACCCAAACATCAGCCTCATCTTCATACCTCATAAGCGGCGGAGTCATATTCTCACTACCAGATAAACCGACAGTCCTAACCCAATCGCTTGGCTTTGTATGAACACGACTATAACCTCCAAAATCAGACGTGTCATAGCTTGGGTCATACGTAGACTCAATAGCCCTAACAGCACTGTTCCATTGCCCTGTCTCAAGCAACCTGCGAACAAAACCACCATCCCATATAGCATCTAATGCCTTACGAGATGGTCTGTTCTCGCTTAGAGAGCTAAGTTTCCTCGAACCCAACATAGTAAGCGCGCTATTATATATCGAGAGCTTATCAGGCATGATTACATACTCAACGCCAACAAGTGATCCTCAAGTTCACTCTGAGCCTCGGACTTAGTTTTTATACCATACTTCACAGCCCTGCCATCAGGAGCGATAACACTCCATGTCGCGCCCTGTTTGCGAACAGAATACCCCTGATTCGAAAGGTCTTCATCTTTATTAGCCTCATCATCTTCAGCCTTAGCATCATCATCGCCTCCAGACTCATCAGAAACTTTCTTTGATTTAGTTTTACCAACCTTCTTAGATGAAAAGTCAATATATTGAAGCTCCTTTACAATGGCATGAGTAGCACCAGCATCAAGGATCATCCCCTTGAAATAATAGCTAGTGCTGTCATTTAAAATCTCAATTTCCGCGAACTGACCGCCGCGAGCAAGCACGCCGCCAGACAATGAATAAAAATCAGAACTAGTTAAATCCTTGCGCGTAACGTCATCATCAACAATAGCTTGAAAAACAACCTTGCCAGCCGTGCGTGATATTTCTTTCAACCTGTTAAAAGGCAAGCGTTTATTACCAGACTTAGACATATTAATAATCTCCTAATATATGTTTAGATACCAATAGTGTTGCATAAAAAAAAACACCTGTCCAATAAAAAACTGGGCAGGTGCAATAATCGACTAGCTAAGTGAGGAGGATTAGTCGGAATTTGTAGTAGACCCAATAGTCGCTGCGTCCTGTAAGTCAACAGCACCTGGTGATGTAGAACTAACAGAAATAACATTCATTATTGAAGTCACATTCAAGTTTGTGTCCTGGTAAATAACAACATCATCAACCTTCATACTTAAATCTCCGCCATTAGATATAAAACCAGAAACCTGAACTGTGGAAGCTGGATCAGTCCCCTTAAGCATCCATAACGTAGGGTTCTGACCCGATATAGAAGCACAAAGAGGGGCAGGGGGTGTCTTCGTAGAATAAGCCATAATCTTATTTCCTTTCTATTAAAATTAAACAGTCACAGCGGAAGCTGTATTACCAACAAACTTAAGTTTTTGAACACCAGCATTTTGCAACAATTTAGCACCTGAAAATGCAGAACAACGAATAAATGAATAATCATTTTCTTCGTTATAGCCTATTGCAGTTTTAAATGTCTCGTTGTCAATAGCATGACCAATGGACGACTTATGATACAAGAAACATGTTTCGCTTGCTGTAGCATGACCAGGAACACCAGTATTATTAAATATATTAATACCATTCCACTTGTACATCATCTTAGATGAACGAACTCCGTCATCCCATTTGCGCATAGAAACATAATCCGCATTAGAAAATACATCGCTTTCTAGACATGCCTGAAGAAACGCATGAGAAACTGCCGCGTAAACCTCACCATCATCAGTAGGCACATTGTTTTGAGCCATGATAGTAAGACCATCAGTTAAAAGCTTGATAGCATCAGTTGTTGGCGTAGCTGTTGGACCAGTAGTCGCAGAATCAAGAGCAGACATAATCTGATCCTCAACTTTGCGATTAATAACCTCGTACGCAGTCGTGTACATATCTTCCCTGCCCTGGTATTGGCTTTCAAAGATATTAAAACCTGTCTTCTTAGGAAGATCATGCCACTCTGTCATTGTAAGAGTAACCTGATTTTGGTTCATAGAACGACCGATTAGGTTAGCATCAAGACCACGAGTCTGCGCTTGAGCGCCCCCACTGTCAGTGACTAAAAACACATGCGAACTGCCTTGTTTTTGGGTTTTTGTGGTCACTGTACTTCTTAGCGCGGAATCACCACGCTCGTAACCTTTGATAAATTCATTGGAATATTGTACTAAAGGTGCATTTATTGCGCCAGTAATTGTCTGTGTCATAACAAGACCTCCTTATATTGGCTGATTAAAAAAACAATCATCGCTAATATAGGTTGTCCTTGCAACGGAATGTGACTCGCGGTTGTCTCATAAAAGAGGGCGCAAACCATATAACCATAAGGGGCTATAAACAGATGTATTACAAAAAAACAATCAGGGCTTCTTGCGAAGGTTGTCTGATTGTTTCGATTGTTACATAAAAAATACGGTATGTCAATACCTTATTTTATCTTCCACGTGCTGTAAGGAGCGCCCTATACCTATCCTGCATTTCATCACTGTTTTTGTACTCATCACTATGCATCTTAGCCTCAATAGAGGCTATCTCGTCATTAACGCTCTGATTAGGATTTTGGGAGTTGGGAAATAACGAAACAGTAGGATTTATCTGGCGAGCTATCCTTGTTAGCGGCAAAATAGTGTCAGGGTGGCTCATTAATATCTCAGCCGTAGCTTCTGGAAACTCAGTTTTAAGAAAGTTCTCAACCTCGTTTCTGTTGGCTAGGTAATCAGCCCCCCATTCTGCACGAAGAACCTCCTCAGTGTGAACAGCGTCTTGCTTTGCAAGTTCAGCCTCTTGAGCTAATTGAGTCTCTTGAAGCTTTGTGTACCATTCAAGAGCTGGCTTAGTATAGCTATCAGGAACATTGCTCTCATGCATATTCGCCAAAAACTCATCCACAAGAGGCTTATCATTATCGCTAAACACAACACCTTCAGGCATTGTGTACTTGTCAGCAGATTCAGGTATGCCATTAGCCTCACGCCAATCCTTCATAGCCACTTCATCATCAACTGGCGGCTCTGTGTTTCTCTTATACTCACCGCTAGCTATCTTGTCGCGCGCTTCAAGAGCAGCCTCAAACACATCTTTCTGCGCAACAAAACGATTGAGATAGTTTAACATCTTTTCATCACCATCAGCTATAGCCACCCTCTGAGCCTCCCAAGAATCCTCAGCAGGGGCAGGGCTTGGTGGTGTTTCTGTTGGTAGTGTCTCTGTTGGTAGTGTTTCTGTTGGTAGTGTTTCTGTTGGTGGTTCTTCTGTCATTGTGATCTCCTCTTTTCACTTAATTTGACTAAATCAATAGCAATCTCCTTTAATAGTAAAGATGCTACACTCCTTCTACCTAAATGGTAGTCTGTAAAACGAGAGCTTTCAGGATTGAATTGCTCATCGTTATATCCGCACATCTTCTCTATAATGCACTTCAATACTTTTTCTTGCTGCTCCTTGGTGGCTTCACCGCGATTCAAGGCTTGAATGGCAGCCGTCTCATCAAAATCTATTTTTGGAACTTTCCATGATTTTTTTATATCCATAAACTAAACCTCACCAGACAATGCCTGTAAAGCCTGACCAGCCTCACCAACAGATTGCGCGGCTTGCGCCCCTTGTTGTATTTGAGCCATCATGTTTTGTTGCAACTCCTGCTCTTGTTTAGCAGCCTTCATGCCATCAACCTGATCCTCAGTTCTGAACCAATCTCTTGGAGAACCAATACCCTCAAGGGTGTCGCGCATAGAAGTGTTAGTGTCAAGAACCATAGACGCGTCAGGGTCTATAGCAGTCATCTGAGATATAACGCCTATAGCCTCTTGCAGCATAGAACCCTTAACCTTCTCGGAAGCCTCAACAAGTGGATTCTTAAATTTAAATTCTACCTTTTTCTCTATAAGCTCATCAGGTATCATCTCGGGTGGAGCAAACAAACCATTTGCTTTTCCAACTTCATAAGATAACGAACATATAGAATGATTGCGCTCAGACTCAAGAGGGTCAAGCAATGTTAAGCCATTGCGAACATACTCGCTAACCCGCTGGGAAACCTCAAATGGAGACATTCCACCACCAAGCGGAGGTAAGCCCAACTTGTTTATATAGTGAGCCTCATCAATCATCTGCTTGATATTGTTCATCATATCCATACCCATAGGTATAGCAGAATTGTTTTGAGTTATAGGACGTAAAACGTCACCTAATCGCTCATCATATTCAGAGTCAACAGATGTTATAGCACCAGAATAAAGCCCAACATCAGACCGTATAGCCTCAGTAACCGCTATCATAGGCGGGGTAACAGCCTTTTGCCCAGCTTCCAACAAAACAACCATCATGTCCTGTATAAGCCTAGCATCTGCTAACGCTGCGGTTGTCGAAGGGCTATAGCCATATTGACTTTGAGACAATGTTTTCCAACGACTAATAGAGTACATGGGAGTATCAGTATAAAGCTCTTCCATAATAAAAGAGTTCTCAACATCATACCAGATAGACACATATTTTTTATTACCAGTGTTTTTTCCTGTATGATATAAATCCGCATCAAGGAAGCAGTGCCTTATCTTAACCTTACGGAATGGCTCTTTATCCAAAATCTTTTTCAGCTTCTCATGGATATTACCCTTGAACTGCTGGTTTAGAACAGATATAGGCTGCTCATCTCTTCTCGATACGCGACCAATAGAGCGATCGTAATTCTCATGCCAAACAACATCCCTAGGGTGGTGTGTAGTATATAATAGCGACTTCTTACGCCAATTCATAACACAAGACGTTATAGAGTTGCCAATTAAAGATATATCATCATCGGCTTCACGCTGCGACCTGTTGAACATAGCATCAGGATCATATATAGCATTGCGCAAAATCTTAGTCTCAAGCTCTATATACCTTTTAGTGTCCTCATGAAGATACTCGTAACCATCAACATTAATATCAAACCAGTCCCTACCATAAGGTCTAAGAACACCAGATATCATACCGCCAAGCTCTCTATGAGAAAGAATAGGCTGCGACGTAGTAAGGTACGAAGCCCAATCCTCACCAATAGTTATAGAAGACGTAAAATCAGCCCTATTAGGATTAAAATTCTCTGCAAGCTCCTGCCACAAAGACATAAGCGTTCCCCTGTCGGAAAACAGCTTGTCGTCCATAGCTACTAGGTTTTTGCAATCAGACAATGACATTTACGCACCGCCAAGCTTTTTGCTCTTTGACATAAAGGTTGACTCCCTACTTCCTGCCGCTAAACGCCGAGCTTGACGCTTCCTTGAAGACACTTTCAATGCAGGGTCTTCCGCATCAGGCATAGCAATAGGATCAGGAACATCAACTGGATCAGGAGGTGACGGCTGTTTCGTTAAGCCACTCATTAAAACCTATCCTTTTTAACATCGATATAATCAATATCAACAGATTTAGAAGTCGTTGCTCTAGCCATAACGCAAATAATAGGCGTTAAAGCTACTGTCGTCGTAACCGCATCAGCAATAGAACCAACACCAACACCATCAATATAGAAATAAGCAATACCATCACTATCAATCTCAATTTTCAATGTTTGAGCAGTAGAAACAGTAGGTGCAGACTCCGTAGTAACCGTAGATGAGTCTGTGCCATTTTTAACACCCTTGCCATACCAAACATCAGTAGTAGCGCCAGTGTCATAAACAAAACCAACAGCATCCGTCGCGTTAGTAGTAAAAGTGTTACCAGATAAAGTAACAGGCTCTTCAAGAGTTGAAGTAGCAAGAACATCTGTAAATCCAACGAAGTAAGAAACATCAGCTACATCAGTTACAGGCAAAAAGCTAACCTCAAGCGTTAAACCACCGTCAGAAGCACGCCATTGCAAACCCTGCGTCAATGAAGACAACGACTCAGCTACAGTGACTGTATTGCCAGATGTTAGCCTAACAACGCCATTTACAGAGCCAGCAACTATCGTAGCAACAACAGCCTGTGCATTAATGCCTTTAGCAGCACTCCACTGGTCAGCAATAACATCGCCAAGAAAATCATCCTGCAAATGAACTTGCCTATTCATTGTCGGGGCAGCTATAACAGCATCTTTACTGATAAGCTCACCCTCCTTATTAAGAAAGACTCCTGCCTTTCCTGCACCTGAAATAATCTTTTGAGCCACTTTATCAGCCATTATAATCTCCTAAAAAACAAAAAAATATAAGATAGTGTAACGTTTCACAACAAACATTGCAAACACTATCTTCGTATTCGCCTTTTTCTGTTTTGATGCCCAACAACAGCCTTTATAGGTTGACCAGAAGCATTCAATATAGTGCTTCCACTATTATTGCCAGCTCGCTTTGTATGCTCCATATAAACCCACAAAGCAATGGCTACAGCATCCCCCTCATCAGGTGATCTGCGGATTCTCTTCTTTATATCATCCTTACCTTCAACCTTTACACACATGCGCCCCTGAAACATATTAGTCTTAAATAATGGCGTTGCCAAATCAGATAAGAGTTTTTTAGATGGAGGTAATGCAATAACAGCACCACCATCCTGCTCAGGATCAAGAGCCTCGCGTAAGCGATAATAAGCCTGATCGCGCAAATTGTAAAAACCATAAGACCTGTCTCTAGTACGTTGATTTGTTTTTTTGTTAGGAATAAAGCCGTAAGCATTAACACCAGCAAAGTTAAGATGCTCCTTTGGTCCACCACCATAGCCACCACCCATATCAACGCCAACAGGGCAGCCGCCACGCCTAACCATAACAATATCAGCCGCCATAGCGCTAGGGCCACTATAACTTGAACCAACCTTAGTCTTTACCTCACCAAAGTATAAGCCGTCATACATAGGCGCTATAGCAACCATATCACTACCACTGCCTGTGACATCAGCACCTATGGAAGACATCAGCCTACCCTCATGACTAGACCTCCTCCACCTCTCCTGTGCAGCACGTATCCAAGCTGTAGGTATCAACTGCCGATCAGCATCAGGGCGAGCAAGAAGAAAGTTACCAGACATAAGTATCTTTCTTTCTTCTTCGCTCATTTGAGATAGTGTCTTTACGTACTTCTCAGTATCGTAGAAAGGATTGTCTTTATAGTCCGAGGCGATAAATGTTCTTGAGTGAGCATAAACCTTATCGCCGTTCATTATAACATAATCGTCTTTTTTGCACTCAACATCCATACCGCCATCACGAATAAAGTACCTAAGCTCACCATCAGCAGCAGGATTAGGGTATGTATCATCAAGCCAACAAGGAAAGACATTAACTAACCAGTCACCAGTACTGTCAAGTGGGGGGTTTGATGCCAAAACAACACGTAAACGCTCACTTTTAGGGGTTCTTGCCGTAGCCCTCAACCAACCAAGAAGTGTACGGAACGGCGATTCGGCTACTTGAGCAGCCTCATCTATACCAATAAATGAATGAGCCTCGCCCTGCATAGAGCCTAAGCCGCCATCAGCAGCTAAACCCATAAAATGTATTACACCACCATCAGCACGTCTAAATTCAGGTCTGTTTCCACCTATAAAACCCTTAGGTGTTCCGTTTATCTCCTTAGCAACATCTATTAACGCCCTTAAAGCTAGGTGATTCTTCCGAACCAACAATGATCTTGTATGCTCCTGTATAGCCAAACCCGCTATGAGCGCGGAATTATGAGTTACAATATACGACCCACCAAGGCAATATAGACCACCATCAACAGTAATACAATTCATAGGCACTGGTGAGCATTTAGAAACAGAAATAATTGCTCTGCTAGAAACAATCCGCTTCTTATTAAGGGGTCTTTGTTTGTTAAGATTCCTTTCTAACTTAAACACATAGAAATCAGGAAGGAACTTCATCTTGTAAAAGTCCTTATAGTCTTTATTAACCATTGATAAAGCTATCTTGCTAATACTTGCCTTAACACCAAGCCCATTTATTAAATCAAGAGAATCATGTGATAATCTACGATTACTAAAATCCAACTCGCACCAACCAACAGCATTGCACGTGCCATTTGCATCCATAAGACCGCGTAGCAATTCCTTGCGCTGGTCAATACCAGCCCTCAAATACATGCTTGGTATATGCTTATCCATAAGAACGCCTAAATCCCTTAACTTGACCATACATATATCGCCCTCATTACAAGAGCCATCGCCAAGCCATAAGCCAAAAAGATACGGGTCTATCGGTAAATCTACATGGTCACCAGCCAAGCCAACAACAGTAGCTACAGAATGATTAAGTTTGCCGTTTTCTTTAAGAGTCCTTTTTATATCCAATGCTGTTAAGATGTTTTTTTCTGGTTGCAAATCAGTAGTTTCCCACAGATGTTGACCATCACACTTAATAACTTCGCCAGTAGAAAACCCGACCTCGTACGCATCAGGCTTATGACACAACGGATGAACCTGCAAAACACGCTTCGGTAAACCATCAGCACCATAAACAAAGTCACCCACAGATAAATCACCATGCTTTTTATAACCACTTACATCAGTTGATAACGGGACAGGAACGAGCTGCTCTGTATGAATACGTTTTCCGCCCCCTGGCTTTCCACCGTATAACAATATATCAGCTTCAGAGAAGTAAGCACGAGTTTGCGTTCCAGGAAAAGGAATAAACTTAACATTAGCCATAGTCTCGTTAACAATAATAGCTAATTCGTTTATCTCGTCATGAGACATGGAATTTAAAAGGTCTAATCTCTCACTAAAATCCATCAGTCCAATTTAACCTTTTATTGCAAAATCATTTAAAAGCTTACGGTCACAAACCCTCTCGCCCTTACACATGCGGAAAACAGTAGATTTTGGAACGCCAGTATGCTTGGCAATGTCACGATATGACATGCCACGCCGCCTAAGCTCAAGAATACGGGAGATGCTATCAGTATGCACAGGCTTGCAAGACATTATTCACTAACCTCCACACTATCAGCATCATCAGTCCCCGCCTTCTTCCTTTTGTGTAACTCCTCAGTAAACGCCCAAACACGAGCTAACTGACTAACCTCATCAGCATCATTAGCATTTATAACATTAACAGTAACCTTGCTCTCAGGAGCAGATGTAGAAGCAACCTTACCATGCGCCCTGTCTAAAATCTTCTCAGCCGCAGCCTGAGATAAGCGCTCATCATCAGAGAACATATCCTTTATTAACTTAAATTGAGCTATGCCCGCAACCTTCTTAGCCAAATCCTCAGCACTGCCACCTTCAGCTATAAGCGTCTTTATCTCAGGTAATGCCCGCGATAACTCATCAGCCATGCCCTTGCGAACATCATCAAGTGCGCTCTTCTCAGCAATAGGAGAAACACCCCACTTGCCACTATCATCAATAATATCATCATCATCGTCATCTATAATAACATAATCACCCATCAACTTCATTTCCTACTTGCTGTTCCTCTAAATCATTAGATTCAATATCATCAATATCATCAATATCATCAACTTCATAAATGCTGGTTACCTTCTTAATAAACTCTAAATTATAACGATTAGTCCCACGCTTCTCAGCATAATCCAAAGCCTCTTCACGTGATAAGGAATTTACATCTTTGAAATGACTGTAACCATCAAATTCCTTGTCACTCTCCACCCTAACACGCTCATAATCATGTATGCTATCAAGTACAGCCTCATTTTTGCGCTGCTCAACAGCAACAGCCTTCTCAACCTCAGGGGAAGAAGGCTCATGCTTTATCAACGTATCCATGCAATTCTTACTCTGACGCTGCGCCGATAAAGCCAAGTTTAAAATACGTGACAGCTCAGTGGTGTTTTTTGCATCAGCAGCAGCCCTAGCCAGCTTGTTGAATATCTCGTCCAAAACCATGACATGGGCAAGTAAAAATTGATAGCCAGCAGACTTGTCACCTTCAGACATCTCCTTCGCAATGATAGAGATATCATTAGCTAAAACACGCCAATTACGACCAAAAGTCTTGTCACTTGACTTTATAGTTAGCGCAGCATTCCTTAATGGATTATAAGCATTCTTAAGAGAAACTAAACGCGTCTCCTTAGGCGGTCTACCCTTAATACCACCGCGAACCTCAACCTCACGCAAGCCAAACTCATCTTTCTTTGATTCAAGCATATGATCTAAATTGTCATAACCAACCTTAGACCATAAAACCCTATCATCAACAAAACCATCAACGTCAATATCTACACAATTATTAACAGCAACACCCAACTCAGGATGATCGCCAAGTGGAACAACCCTCTGACGACCAGAACTTGCAACACTAAAAATAAGAACATCACGAGATGCATCATACTTTACCCTGTTGTCATATTTAGACTCTTTAACCATAAAAACTAACAACCAATGTGAATGTTATAATAAACAATATGGGACATATTAGCGCGAATATTATAAAAACTCAAGAACAATATAAAAGTAAATCAAAAAGTAAATCAAAAAGTAAATCAAAAAGGAAATATTGGTCGGAACGAGAGAATTCGAATCCATGACCCCAAAACATGTGCGCTACGCTCCAAAAAAGTGAAATCCCAAGCCACTAGCATATAACCCAGAATCTCACCCACTCAGTAAAGGACAAGGTGACTATATAATAAAACCAAACAAACACAATGTCAATCAATAAAAATATTCAGCGCAACAACATTGTAAACGATATGGGACAGTGAAGAGGGGGTATATATAATATGGGACAGTTGGGGTTGAAAAATAGTTTGTTGTGGTGGTATAGCGCGATCGGAGGGGTTATGGGGGGGGCATGATCATTTTCTTTGCATAACACCTTAATTCTCACACATAAGAACATTCATAGAACATTAAGGAACATTCATAGAACATTAGTAATACTGGTATTATAACACCGTACATTTAAGGGTCGTTGAGTGTGTTCTAATATGTTTTATGGCACAAAGTACCTGATAGCTATTAAAACGCCTGTAGCATAGCTTAAAATCGATTTAAGGCTATATTGTTAGTGCATGGCTATATACTGGCATTGATACTGTTGAATGTGGGTATAAAAACGATAGAAACGATAGAAGCGACAGAAACGATAGAATGTTTATAGTTTTAACAATGTGTGTGAACAAGCCCCGCCCTCTTCTATGGTTCTACTTTAACTATGATTTTTAAGTTGTTGATATCATTAAATAAAATGAATTTCTACTTAAAATGAATTTAAATAGATTGTTGAATAACTCATTGATATCATTGAGCAAAGTGCATTTCTGTTGAGATTCTACTTTAACCCTGATTTTTAAGTTATTGATTTAATTGAGTAAATTGATGTTCTATTTAAAATGAATTGAATGTTCGCACCTCGCAACTCATTGATATCATTGAATAAAATGAATTTCGATACGATTTTCTAGGAATTTAGTCATAAAAATAAAATAAAACCTTATCCATCAAGGCTTACAGCTATTAAATAAACGGCTTAAAAAAAAGATTTAAGGCTTAACCCCTTGTTTTAACTAAATAAAGTGCGTATCGAAATTGTTTTTATTTATTTTACCCCCCGCTCTCACGCTCTTAGGCTTTCTCTTTCTAGTAAATAAGAAGATATAGGAAGGGTACCCCTATTTTAAATAATAAATACTTTGAAACATAAAAAAACCTAATAAAATCAATAACTTTAATTTTTTTATTAATATAAAAAAATCATTTATGTAAATTTTTTTCATCATCAATTTACCCAACGATATCAAGCACTTACAGCCTTTTCTTAATCCACTGATTATTTTTCAATCTTTCTAAAAATAATTACCTTTACACATCAACAACTTACAGTGTTTTCTTAATGTGGCTTAAAATAAAATCAAAAATAATTCAAAATAATTAAGATTAATAATAACTTCATAAAGCCTGAACTATTTTAAAAATAAAACAAGGGCGCGGGTGCATTTCCTATAAAGCAAATTTCTATAAAGGGTTTTATCTTTAAAATTTATGAGAAAATTTATGAGAAAATTTATGAGAAAATTTATATTTCTGCGGCTGCGGTGGGCAAAGTAGAGCCGCGCGGAACTAATTTTATTTTTAAAATATCGTAATATTTTAAATCCAGCAAAACCATTCTTAAAACTGCATCATGTGCGCTTTTAAATGGAAAGCCTAAGCGTTGTGCTTCATCATCATCACAACAAAAGCCAAGCTCATAATTTTCTACATCCGCATTAAATTTTATTATGTTGATAACATTTTTTGCACAAATTTTTTGTTTTTCAATTAAGCTGCAAAGCTCTATTAAAACGCCTTGCGGGCATGTGCGCCGTCCAGATGCCCAGCTCTTGACCGTGTCAACGGATACTTTTAAAAACGCGGCGGACTCTCGATTTGAGAGCCCAGTATTTTTTAATAATTCTTTAAACAACATTTTTAT